GATAAACAGGGTGCGTGGTCTCATCCAGCCGTATTCAAATCCTAACTCACTGGTCGGCTAATGCCAGCCGCAATAACCACCCTTCGAGGCACATTAGCCACAGATTTAGCAAATGCTGGCGTTTGGTCTACCTTTGCCTATCCACCAGCCACATTATTAGTAAACAGCGTAGTTATCACGCCTTCAGATCCATATATCGTACCAAGCAATAATGATCAAACAGGTTTAGCACCTCTAGCCAATTTTAAGGTTTTAATAACCGCCCCTGCATTTGACAATCAGGGCAACCTAGCAGGTATAGAAGATTTTATAGTAGCAGTAGTAAACAAACTAGCAGCATCTTCTTTGGTGCTCAACATATCAAGTGTCTCCGCTCCAGCTATAACTAATGCAGCTAGTGGAGATTTATTAACATCAGAAATAACTGTATCAATCCTAACGAGCTGGAGTTAAAATGAGCACACAAGCAGAAGACTTAGCCTTCTTAATTAAGACAGGCCAGATCAAAGAAGCACCAAAACCAACTGCACAAACAAAGAAAGATGAGGAATAACAATGGCAATCTATTTAAATAACAATGTTGGTGTTAAGTTGGCAACAAACGCAGCCAAGACAACACCTTCTATTGACATTTCTGCATATGTAACCAATGCAGTAATTAACCAGGTAGCGGATGAACTAGAAGTTACAGCTATGGGCGACACAGCCCACAAGTTTGTGGCTGGCCTACAATCTGGCACTTTAACACTTGACTTTATCAATGACTGGGCAGCAAGCCAAGTTATGCAAACACTTAACGATGCATTCGGACAGACTATTTCTGTTTCAATGATTACTGTTAAAGGCACAGCAGTATCAGCAGCCAATCCAACCTACCAATTTTCAATCTTGGTAAATAACCTAACTCCAGTGGGTCAAGGCGGCGTGGCTGAGATTGCTACCTCTTCAGTAACATTTACTATAAACTCCGCAGTAACAGTATCGTCATCAGTGGCGTTCTAACTAAGGAGTAACAATGGCAAAGCTAAAGATAACAAGGGCTAATGGAGAAGTATCCGAGCACAAGATAACTCCAGGTGTCGAGTACGCTTTCGAACAGAAGTATGGCGCAGGTATTAGCAAAGTCTTGCGTGAGCACGAAAGGCAAACCGAAATATTTTGGCTTGCTTATGAATGCTTACGCAGGGCTGGCGCACAAATACCTTTATGGGGATCTGAGTTTATTGACACTCTAGAGACCGTTGAGGTATTAGACGAAGAAAAAAAATAATACAGCGTGATTCAATTCTTTACAGTATTGCCAGTTTATCGGTAGAGACAGGAATTGCGCCTAAAGAGTTTATAGATATGGATACAGAAATGTATAGAGCAATTATACAAGTCCTAACCGACAGAGCTAAGGAGATCAAAAATGCCAGTAGAGGTCGTAGGCGTTAAAGATGTCCTAAAAGGCTTAGAGTTTATTGATGAAGATATGCGCCAACGCATTAGAATTGCTATTGATCCCCTAATGCGTGGTGTAGCAGAAAAAGCCAAAGGCTTTGTGCCAAGCAATACAGAAGTGCTGTCTGGTTGGGCTAAAGCATCAGACACCCCAGGCAACTTTCCAAAGTATGATGCTGGTGTTGCCAAAGCTGGTATTGGGTATAACCCAGGAGAAAATAAAACATTTAGAAATGGTTTTAAGGTAAGCAATTATGTTTATAATGCTAGTCGCCCTGGCGCAATATATGAGGTAGCAGGTCGTCTTAATCCAGAAGGCCGAGCACCGTTTCAGATGACACCATCTAAAGGCGCAAGTGGTACATACACATTAAAGTCTAGGCGCAGTAAAGCATTTAGAGAATATAACTCAAATAACCCATTTGCTAGCCAGCAGTTTATAGCTGCATTAGAGCCAGTAACATCTCAACCAAAGATTAAAGATATTAGGGGTGGTGGTCGCAAGACTAAAGGCCGCTTGATTTACAAAGCCTGGGCGCAGGATAGTCCTAAAGTTTATGATGCAATAATTAAAGCAATTAACGCTACTGCTATACATTTTAACAAAGCCACCGAGATTAAGAAGGCAGCATAATGGCCAATGTAGTTGTCTCCGCTATTGCAACCTTTAATGGTAAAGCACTTAAAAAAGGTCAAAAAGAATTATCAGCCTTTGACAAACAAGCACAAAAATTAGGCAAAACATTTAATCGAGTATTTGCTGCCACAGCGATAACAGCCTTTGCCAAGAAATCAATTAACGCATTTGCAGCCGATGAAAAAGCAGCTAAATCTCTTGCAGTACAACTAGAAAATACAGGCAACGCATTTAGGGTATCCGAGGTTGAGGATTATATTGCTAGCCTACAAAGTTTATACGGCATATTAGACGATCAATTACGCCCAGCATTCCAGACTTTATTAAACGCTACTGGATCAGTAACTCTAAGCCAGCAAGCATTACAAACAGCAATAAATGTGAGTGCTGGCACAGGCAAAGACTTAGCAAGTGTTGTAGCTGCTATTGCTAAAGGTGCTACAGGTACAACCACATCACTACAAAGATTAGGCACAGGATTAGATAAGGCCACAATAGCCAGTGGTGATATGAACAAGATTATGGCTGCACTTGACAAGAAGTTTGCAGGTCAAGCACAAGCTAGATTAAGCACTTATGCTGGCAAAATCGACTTATTAAAAGTATCAGCTGCTAATGCCACGGAGATTATTGGTAAAGGCTTGGTAGATGCTTTAACTGCTATTGGCAAAGATAATTCAATTGATCAGGCAACTAACTCTATGAATGGTTTTGCTAACGCTATTGCCAATACTGCTAAAGGTATGGGTGAGTTAATAGGTCAAGTTAAGCAAATTATAGACAGCGATGTTGGCAAATTCCTGTTGGCTATAACAGCATTATTAACGCTAGGCAAGAAGCAACTTATATTAGGCACTGCAGGTCTTATTGCCTATGATATTGGCAAGACCCCTAAATCTACTTCTAATTTTACTTATGGTGCTGGCAATCCTAGAGCCGATCTGATTCTACAGAAGAAACTTACAACAGCTAAAAAAGATGAATATAACATTATTACTGCATCAAATAAGGCACGCACAGAAATAGACAAACTCAAAGATAAATTTGACACTGAACGCATCAACTTAATGGTTGCCCTTAATGCTGCTACCGATGAAGAGACTAGATTACGCATTAGAGCACAATTAGCAATCTTAGATAATAACGAGGCTTTAGCAAAGAAATACAATGCAGAGTTAAATGCTAAAACTTCAATAGACGCATTGGCCACAGCTGCTGGCGTTGCTGCAACCGCACTAAATAACTTTGGCCCAGCCTTATTTAATTCATTAGGAGAAATGACTGGTAGAGGCCGAAATCAAATAGCACCGTTTGAAAATTACACATATACAGTGCCACAAGGCGCAACAAACCAACAGGCAACCGCTACTGCAACCGCTACGCCAACAGCTACGGTGACCGTAAACGCTGGCACTATAGTTACCGATCAACAGTTACAAGCAGTAATTGAGCAAAACGTACTTAACTTATTAAAGTCAGGCAATAAACTATTGCCAGCAGGATCTTTGTAATGGCCGTACCAACAATAAATGCAATTATTAACTTTAGCACTGGCCCTTCTACTGCTCAGGCTATGCAACTTGATATTGGAGTATTAGGCACTAACGTCTTAGCTGATGCAGTATCGGTTATTGTTGATGTATCGGATCGGGTTAATTTAATTCAAACAGCAGTAGGTCGTAATGCTTTGGTTGATGAATTTCAAACAGGTACTCTTACTATGCGTATTGTGGATCAAAATGGAGATTTTAACCCTACCAATCCACTAAGTCCTTATTACGGTCTTTTAACTCCGATGCGTAAAGTACAAATAACAGCTAATTATTCTGGAGTAACTTATCCCCTATTTTCTGGATTTATTACAAGTTATTTAAATACTCAACCTAAAGATGCAACAGAAGTTGCTTACACCACTATACAAGCTGTAGATGCTATGCGCCTTGCCTATAATGCACAAATATCAACCGTGGCAGGTGCTGCAGCTGGTGATTTATCAGGCACAAGAATTAACCAAATACTTAATCAAATATCTTGGCCAGCAAGTATGCGTGAAATTGATGCAGGGCAAACTACATTACAAGCAGATCCAGGTACTGCACGCACATCTTTAGGTGCTATGCAGACTGTTGCTAACTCCGAATACGGAGCAATATATGTTGGATTTGATGGATCATTTGTTTACAAAGATCGTAATACAGCAACCAAGTCAATAGGTGGTACGCCTACAGTTTTTGCTGATGACGGCACTGGCATTCCTTATGCTAATGCTGTATGGAAACTAGATGATACTTTGATATTTAATTCAGCCCAGATTACTCGCTCAGGCGGTACTACTCAATCTGCCAGCAATACAACGTCGATAGATAAATATTTTATTCATTCCTATAATCAACAGGATCTTTTAATGCAGACCGATGCCGTAGCCCTCGATTATGCCAGGGCATATGTGGCTAGCCGTGCTGAAACTACCATTCGGTGCGATGCTATTGAACTTGATTTATACAGCCCTAACTATAACTCAGGCATCATAGCCGCCTTAAATCTAGATTTCTTTGACCCAATCACGGTTATTACTACCCAGCCTGGTGGCTCAAA